TATTTGACGATTTATTTTTTACGCAACGCGCATTTTTATACATCACCGAGCGTAGTTCAGACGGATACCCAAAAGCATTTCAACGTATGCCTAGCGCTATGGTTTTAACACAAGACCAGGCAGGCCCCGTATTTTTTGCGCCGTCTAAACAAATTATGTTTAGTGGTTTACCTATTGACCACCGCGACGTAGTGCAATTTATTAGCCCTATTCAGGGTTTACTTTTTACTAGCCCTAACGCAGTTTTAACGTCGCTTAAACTCGAGCAGGCCCGCCTACGCAATAGTTCTAGTTTGCTGCCTACAGGCGTATTGCGGCAGGTCGCAGGGGAACCCCTTAGCGCCGAGGAATTGCAACAATTAGGGCAGTCTTTTGAAACGGCCAGGCTTACAAATTCCGTAGCAGTTTTAAACGAATTTGTTACCTACACAGAAACAAACAGCGACGCCAGTAAACAAATGTTAGTTGCCGCTAGTGAGTATCAAAGCCTTGAAATCGCCAGGCTCGCAAATTGCCCCCCATACCTTTTGGGCGTCGCTACGGGAAGTTACAGTTACCAAAACAGCACCCAAGCGCGCCAAGATTTGTATATGTTTGGCGCCAAATTGTTTATGGACTGCATAGCCGAAACGTTGTCAATGGGTAACGTATTGCCGCGCGGTACGTACTGCAAATTCGATATAGAAAGTTACCTATCCGAAAGTTACCTATCCGAATACGATACACCCGCAGAAGTTGAAGAAGTAGGAGTAATGCCAAATGCTTAGATTAACCCAACAAGATTTAAAGATAGACGCAGCCGAACCTAACGGTATGCCCCGTCGCACGTTGGCGGGTTTGGCGTTGCCGTATAACGTCGAGGCCGTAGTCAACGACGGTACAAAAGTTATGTTTTTGCCAGGCAGCTTAAACGCCGGCGGCAAAATGCCTAAACTTTATTTGGGCCATGACAGTATGCAAGCCGTAGGAATTGTGACAAGTTTGGTAGATAGTGAATTTGGCATGATGTACGAAGCCCGCATTTCCGAAACGACATTAGGAAATGAAGTTTTGGTTTTAGCCCAAGACAAAGTTTTAGACGCCGTATCGGTTGGGGTAAATCCGACCCGTTTTAGTTACGACGAAAAGGGCACAATGATTATAGAAAGCGCCGATTTTCAAGAGTTATCGCTAGTGCCCTACGGGGCTTTTGCGGGCGCTTCAGTTGACCGCGTAGCCGCGTCGCAGGGTATCCCACAAGACGAACAAGAAGTAGATAATATAGAAACCGAAACACCTAACGAGGAGTTAGAAACCATGACACAGCCAACAGAAACACCAGCCGTTATCGAGGCCGCAAGCGTAGCCCCAACTATTTACGCACAGCCGCGCACGTTTAAATTGCCTAGCGCCGCGGAATTTATTTCGGCTATGGCACAAGGCGGCAGCGTACTTGCAGAAATGAACGCAAAAGTTCAAGCTGCAGCGCCAAACATCACTACCACCGATACGCCAGGTATTTTGCCACAAATTATTAGTGGTATGCCGTATGACGGGCTTAATCCGATTAGGCCTTTTGTTACAGCAATCGGAACTAAAGCCATGCCAGGTGCAGGCGCAACATTTCGCCGCCCAAAAATTACTGTACGGCCAACAGTTACGCAACAGCCAACAGGTCAACTAAATACACTTGACCCGTCAACTGTCACCGTGTCCAACACGGATATTTCTAAACTAACTTTTGGTACGTACGTAACAATGTCCGAACAGGATTTGGACTGGACAGACCCCGCTTCAATTAACATTGTTTTAGACCAGTTGGCAATTGCTTACGGTCAAGCAACAGACAACTACGCGGTAGACACTTGCTACGCAGCAATTACACAATCGGAAACAGTCACCGACAAAACCAAGCCTGGCGACTGGTTGGCCGCAATTTACGGCGCTGCTTACCAAATTTCAAGCACAAGTAATTATTTGCCAACACACTTGGTTTGTGACCCGACTACCTGGTACCGCTTGGGCAAATTGACTAGCACAACTGGCGAACCTGCTTTTCCGTTTGTAGGTTCCCCAAATATGCAAGCCGTTAACGCGTTTGGAACGTCGGCAGCTACATCATGGAACGGCAGCCCACTTGGGTTGGTCTTAGTAGTCGACAAGAACATGGCCGCCGATACAGCGTTTGTAGGTCATGCTGCCGGACAAGCTGCAGGGTTTGAATTTTACGAACAGCAAAAGGGCGCCATTTCTGTAGACGTTCCGTCAATTTTGGGCAGGACAATTTCGTGGCGTGGCTATGCATCGGCTTTCATGGCCGACGCAACCAAATTTTGTAAACTGGTCTAACCGAAAGGCGGCCTAACCGCCATGACGCAGGTATACCAAGTAGCGCATAAGACGTTACTAGACAACTACGCGGTATTAGAAACGCTTACACCTAATGAAGTGTATGTAGGCGCTTCTATTGTCGTAGCAGGCGTTGACGCAACTTTTAACGGAACTGTTACCGTTTACGACGTACCTGAATATTTGTTTGTTGGCGTAGACGACGACGGCGACTTACTTTTTAATTATCAGGTGCCCGTACCGTTTCAAATTCTGTACGCAAAAACAGCCAGCAACGTAACGCGTACGACAGCAACAGGAACCGTAACGCTAGGTACTATTCCTACAACTTGGATTACAGCCGGACAAATTGAAGACTGGTTAGGCATAGGCACAGCGTCGGCACTTGATACCGCATTTCTTACACAATGCGCGGCAGCTTCTAACGCATTTTGTTTTCAACGCCGTTTAGAAAGTGGCTACGTAGACGCAAAAGGTACAAGCCCTAGCGACAGCGTAACCCTTGGCACTATTGCCTACGGCGGGTTTTTGTATCGCCAGCGGGGCGCGGTAACAGATTTTGCCAGTTTTGACGGCCTGCCCGCAGGTAACAGCGTTGGCCTGTCGCCAATGATTAAACAATTGCTAGGTATTCCCCGCCCGCAGGTTGCCTAATGCCCGTTGCGTTTACAGACCTGTTTAACGAGGCGCTAGACGACTTGGCAGCGTCGCTAAACACCATTACAGGGCTACAGGTAGTAACAGACCCCCGTAATCTTGTACCGCCTTGTGCGTTTTTAGACGCCCCTACGTTTACCGTGTATAGCAATAACGTTGTAGAAATGACGTTTCCAATACGCATAATTACCCTAGGACCTGGCAACCTTGACGCGCAACGGTCACTACTGAACTTGGCTAGCAAGGTTATTACCAAGAAAATTGGCGTAACCGACGGACGCCCAACTATTGCAGTAATAGGCGGCAGTGAACTACCTGCCTACGATTTGACTATCACCCTACAAACCCAGGCAAGCGCCTAGAATAGGTACAACATGAAATACACAATACTTAGCCCCCGTATCGGTACACCCGGCGACGAATACGAACCAATAGACGGCGTTAACGTCGACGCGTTAGTAGCAGGCGGCTTCATAGAACAATCCACCGTTAAGGTACCAAAAGGTGCTAAAACTAAGACAGACACCTACGAGGAGTAAACCCCATGGCAACTAGCACATATCTTTCATCACCAAACGTTACAGTTAATGCAGTTTCGCTGCAGGACCAATGCAACGGCCTTACTTTTACGCGCACTATTGAAGCGCTTGAAAGTACCGCGTTTGGTTCAGGTTCCCGCGTTTACGTTGGCGGCCTTGAAAACTCAACGTTGACCCTTGACCTGTACCTATCGTTCGCAGTTTCCGAAACTTACGCAACGCTTAAATCGCTTGTCGGTACTTCTACTACTGTTTCGTGGTCTAGCAGCGCTACAAGCCCAGGCACCGCAACTAACCCAACCATGACGCTTACTGGCGCATATTTGGAAGCCTTGCCATACGAATTGGCGTTAGGTACATTAGGAGCACTAAGCGTTACCTTTACAGGTGGAGTTTATAGCGTTCTTGAAGTTTAATTAAACGCCTGAAAAGGCCCGACACAAAAGGCAAATAATGAAACTTACATTAAAAGTAGAAACTACAGAAACAACGTACGAAGTCGTAACAAACCTTTACGTTATTGTTATGTGGGAACGCAAATACAAGCGCAAGGCGTCAGAAATGGCAACAGGTATTGGCGTCGAAGACTTAGCATTTATGGCATATGAAGCGTCTAAATTAAACAAAATTGTTGTACCTGCAGAATTTGACACGTTCGTAAAAAGCCTTGTCACTATTGACGTATTAAACACAGAGGCCCCAAACCCCATTTAAGGGGCACCCACGGGCGCCAACTAGCTGAAATGTTGGTTTCTATTTCGTGGTGGCCCCCGTCGATACCTTTTGACATAGACGACCTGGCGACTGTTGTTGCTGTATTATCAGACAACAACAAACAACGAAAGTAACCGTATGGCCGCCGTTTTAAATACTTTAGAAATTCAAGGTATTCAAGAAACGATGAAAGCGCTTAAAGCCATTGAACCCGACTATGCCAAACAGATACGAAAGGACATTAAGAACGCTGGTACGCCTGTATTAAACGCGGCCCGCAGCTTAATACCTACTAGCCCGCCGTTGTCAGGTATGGCGCGAGGCAACCTTATTAAAGGCCGTGACGGTACTAAATGGAGTAGCGCTGGGGCCAATAAAGGTTTTATTATTAAAACCAATAAGTCAGGCCAAAAGGCACGAAGCGTTACGTTTAAAACAGGAGAAACCGTAGATTATTCTGCCCGCCCCTACCAACTGTTAACACTTACTCAACGTGACGCCGCCGGCGCAATTTGGGACCATGCAGGCCGCCGCACTAAAGGACGTTTTGTAAGCAACCTACAAATGAAAGGCAGCTACGAACCACGCGCCGCTGAACCTGGCGTAGAAACTGCACGGCCCGCCGTTGAAAAAGAAGTATTAGCCATAGTCGATAAAGTCATGAAAGTAACCAACACAAAATTGAGGGTACGCCGTGGCAATTAACGTACCGATTATTACGACGTTTGCCGATAAGGGCATAAACGCAGCGGAAAAAGCGTTTGGAAGTTTAAGCAAATCAACACTAATTGCAGGCGCCGCTATCGGCGGAGCTGTAACCGCTGTTGCCGCGTTTGCATATTCGTCTATCCAAAAGGCGTCAGACTTTAACGAAGCGATAAGCAAAAATACTGTTGTATTTGGCGCCATATCTAAAGAAGTAGAAAATTTTGCAGAAACAGCAAACCGCGCTTTAGGACTATCCGAAACTGCAGCACTAGCAGCGGCGGGCACGTTTGCAACTTTTGGTAAATCTGCCGGGCTTGCTGGTGAAGATTTATCAGATTTCAGTATTGAATTAGTTACCCTGGCAAGTGACCTAGCATCGTTCAATAATACGTCAGTAGATGAAGCTATAAACGCCCTAGGTTCTGCATTACGAGGCGAAGCCGAACCGCTACGCAAATTCGGGGTACTACTTAACGACGCAACCCTAAAGGCGGCTGCAACCGAACTAGGCATATATTCAGGCAATAAAGCGTTAAACGCACAACAAAAAGTATTAGCCGCACAAAAAGTTATATTTGAACAAACAGCCGACGCGCAAGGCGACTTTAGCCGCACGTCGACAGGGTTAGCAGCACAGCAAAAAATACTTGGCGCAACATTAGAAAATATTCAAACCAATTTAGGGCAAGCGTTTTTACCAATATTTTTAAAAGCCGTAAAGTTTTTTAACGACGAAGTAAGCCCCGCGTTTGAACGTGTAGCAGAAGTAATCGGCGAAAAAGGCATAGTCGCAGGTATTCAACAAGCCTTATTTGAAATGGGTCCGTTTGGCACAAAAGTAGTAGAGGTAATGGAAACGGTTGCAGTTGGCGCGCTGATAGCCGCAAATGCTGTTGGTTACATTGGGCAAGCCGCCAACATGGCGTACCAAGAACTTAAAAAATTGTTTAGCGTTAAAGGTTTAGTAATAAATTTAATGGGCCCATTAGGCCAGGTTTATACTGCCGTTGAAAGAATTAGAGGCCAACAAGCCGGTACCGGCGGTTTCAAACAATTATTCGATGTAGAAGGCTTAAGAGCCGATTTTGACAAGTTTGCTGCCGGCATTAAGAATATGGGTAGTGCCTCGGATTACAGCAGTTTTGCCGCTAAGAAACTGGCAGAAGACGCAAAATCCGCAGCAGACGCAATTACACCGCCAGGCGGGGGCGGGGTTAGCGGCGCTGCCGATAAAGCTGCAAAGAAACTTAAAGCATTACAAAAAGCCGCCGAAGATGCAGCAGAAACATTAAGAAGAGAAATCGCTGCAGCGGTAAAAGAAGCAACCGACGCGCTAAATACTGAACTAGCAAAAGCGCTTGAAACCGCTGAAGACAAATTAAAAGACGCGCAAACTGCGTACAAAGATTACAGCGAAAGCGTATCCGACGGTATTTTAAGCACATTAAGTTTTTCTAAAGTTTTATCTGATGCAGATGAAGAGTCAAAAAAGGTAACTGCCTCTGTAAAAGAAGCGGCAAAAGCAATCGCGTCAGGATTAAAAGAAAGTTTAGAAGATGCACAAACCCAACTAAAAAATACAAAAGCCACGTTTAGCGATTTTGCCAAAACAGTTGCTAGTGGCATAAAAGAGTCGTTTAGTTTTAAAAGCGCAAACGAAGGCACAGACGGATTTATAACAGGGTTACGCAATCAAGTAATAGCAATCAAACAATATAACAGCGATATTCAAGCTCTTTTAAAACGGGGTTTGTCGCAAGATGCTTTAAAACAAATTTTGGCGGCGGGAACTGAATCAGGTGCAGCAATCGCAAAAGGTTTGTTAGCTGGCGCCCAAGATGATATTACTGGGTCAAATGGTGTTAATGCTTTAGTTGCATCAGTTGAAGAAACGTCTGACAAACTTGGATTAGCTACAGCTGAAATGTTTTATGGTAAAGGTGTTGCAGCCGCACAAGATTATTTAGACGGAATTCAAAAAGAATTTAACCAGGCAACAGAAAAAGTTAAGGCCTTAGAAACTGGGGTTGCAGTAACAACAAGTTTTGTTACAGGATTACAATCACAAATTTCAGGCATTTCACAATATGCGGCTGACATAAACACGTTGTTACAAAAAGGATTATCCCAAGATGCTTTACAATTAGTTCTTGACGCTGGCGGTACGTCCGGTGCAGCAATCGCCCACGAACTTGTAACAGGTGCCCAAGACAACATAACGGGCCCACTAGGCGTAAACGCTTTAGTTGCTGATATTAAGGGAGTTGCAGCTGCAATTGGGATAAAGGCAGCGAACCAATGGTATAGCGCAGGTGTTACTAACGCCCAAGAATACCTTAAAGGTGTTGAAGACGCGATTGCAGTAGCGCAATCCCGCTTAGACCAAGCAGGGTCAGGCCTTACCTTGGCAGATATTAAGGGCATTAGCGCCGGCTTTTTTGACCAAGTTACTAACGGTTACAAGCCAACAGCGTTTGAAGATTTCATGACAAATAGCCCGTTTTCTACAGGCACCGACGGCAATATCGTTTATAACATAAACGTAACTGGCGGTATGTCGACTAGCGCCGAAATAGGCGAAGTAATTGTAAACAATATTCGCGCTTACAATAGGGCGGCAGGCCCCGCAAATATTGCGGTTGCTTAATGGCTACGTCAGTAATTGAAAGCGGCGACTACGAACTATTTATAGACACGGGCTTTATGCTTGACGCGTTCGTACTTGACGACCCTACCCGCGGCGTATTGAACGGCACCCAGTACGTATTAGACGGAACTACAGAGTTCGCGCCAATGCTGCAATACTCGACAAACGTAAACGTTAAACGTGGGCGCCGTGATATTGGCGACCAATTTAGCGCTGGCACAATGTCGTTTAATTTAAACGACACTTTGGCAGGCGGCACCCTAAACCCGCTTTATTCATCTAGCCCCTATGTAGACCCCCAAGGCGTGTTTACCCTGGCACCGCTACGCCGCATATCGTTCGGCAGATTTAACAGCCTTAACACGTTTGTAACCTTGTTTGTAGGTCAAATAGTCTCATATGACTACAACTATGAATTAGGCGGCCAAAACACGGTAACGGTTTATTGTGCCGACGATTTTTATTTACTAGCCCAAACCGCTTTAGCCGAATACAATGTAGCCGAAGAACTATCAAGCGCCCGCCTAGCGGCTGTGTTAGACCTGCCCGAAGTGGCTTACCCGGCTTTAACGCGTGACATCGAGACAGGCACCCAAACTTTAGGCGGTTCAGCTGCATACGTCGTAGCCGAAGGCACCAACGTAAAAGCCTACATAGACCAAATACAGGCAGCCGAACAGGGCCGTATTTTTATGTCGCGTACAGGCGATATAACTAGCCAACCGCGCATTGGTAATACCATTTCGGGCAGCGTTGCAGATTTCCACGACGACGGCACAAACATACCGTATAACAGTTTAGGCATTATTTATAACGCCGACCTAATAGTAAACAGGGCCAGTATTCAACACCTAGGCGCTGCAAGCCCACAAGTAGCCGACGACCTAGTAAGCCAAGTTAAATACCTAATCCAAAACACAAGCATTACCGACAGCCTTTTACATAACGACCCTGCAGCTCTAACCCTGGCAACGTACCTGTTAGAGGGCGAACCTATCGCCACGTT